TCTGCCGTATAATCAGGATCGGCATTGACAGCACCAGATATTGTTTCTGAAGCAATTTGTCGTGTTGGTCTAAAGTCTAAACAAGAACGCAGAGAAATTAATTTACCATCTTCATTACTTAAAAATTTGGACATTTCATCATAGGTGAAATTTGATCCAGTTTTTAAATAAGAATCAACAGTAAACAAACCAATATTTTGTGGTGATGGAGCAGCTTGATGTTTTAAATATTTGTATTGTACCAACAAAGATGAACCTGTTGGTGAACTATAACCCCGTTTTAATTTAATTGTTGCATGGTCGTAATGTGTTTTACGTTGACCATTATCAAACTCATAATTATTAGTTACATCATAAGTTGCATCTGTTAACATCGCAGTTGTTACATTGCCTGTGCCACGAGAATCTGTAATTCGAACAATCTCATAAACATCTGGTACCTGTAAACTAACAACAGTACCAGGAGTTTTTAATTGTTGCATTAGTGCTGCACTATTGAAGAATGTTGCACCAACATCTTGAAAAACGTATCCACCTGTAATAGTGGTTACAGTACCAGTATTACCTGAAGATAATGAATCACCAGCAGTATCCAAATTATATGGAACCTTTTCATGTAAAGCTGCGCCTGTGGTAAGTGGTATCATTTGTTTACCACGAATTGCACCAGACGTTCCATTTTCTGCATTGTTTACTTTTGTTGTGATAATGAAGTCTGCACGAACACCAGCAGTATCAAAATCAACAGTAATGGAATTATTACTTACAGCAGTAACAGTAAACAAATTATTAGCTAAACTTACAACAGTATTTGGTGCAATACCAGAAGCTGAATTTGATGTTGAATTGTAACGAATGAAGCAAATAATGTTATTTAAAATTTGCGAATCATTAAGAACACCTGGTGAACCTGCAAATGCAAAAGTATCTGTACCAGTTGTTGAAATTGTTAATGAACCACCAGAATCAGCAAGTTTATCAGAATATACTTTTCGTGCATAGAAATCTAAATTACTAATAGAACCTGCTTTGATAGATTCAAATGGAGTATCAAATATTAAACTTGTTTTAGAAGCTTCGGTAATGTACGCATCACCAGTTGTAACATCTTTTGAACTACTATGAACGTTGGCTGCAAAAGATAAAGATGATCCAGATTTTACAGAAATCGATTCTGCCACTTTAAAATCTGATTCAATAGAATATGTATTTGAAGCAGGTATGAATGGTAACGCTTGAGAAAGTGTAATTGTTTGAGCTACACTATTAGATTGTGAAATTAAAATTGGTGCCAGGAATAGTCCTGCACCATCAGTAACCCTAAAGTACATGTTAGCATAACAATTTGCTTGTGCTGTTGTTGAGAAAGAAGATTCTAATTCAATAACAGTATTTGTGGATCCACTACTTGGTATGGTACCAACAATTGGTGTTGAGGTTACATCAAAAACATTCACATAGAAAGAATGTGAAGTGCCTACATCAGAAACAAAAGATGTATTATATTTCATCATATTGGCACGAAGCGTACCAATCTTTGTTGAATTGTATTCGTTAGATGAAGTAGGATTAATTGTATTGAAACTTGTACAATGTATATCAAGTTTTGGAAAAGATGATATATCTAATGTACCATAAGTATTAGCTACAACAATGTAACTGGAATAATTTGTTGGTAGATCATAATCAGCCACATTCGCAGTTATTCTTGCTCTAGGTATAGTTAAACGAGTAGGTGCAATTGTTTGTACCTCATAACCCCCAACATAAGCTTTACCTGGATCCAATACTGCTGTGAATGAATCAGCAATTAAATTATTGTTTGCATCATAAGCTTCTTCTTCAAGCGATAACACAAAAGGATCAACAGTATAATTACCTGATTCTTCATATGTTCTACGTGCAAGAGTTTTTTCAATTTCACTATAAACTGGATAATTAATTTCTTTGGTTTTAACACCATTAACAATTCGAATAACTTCAAAGAAAGAAGATTCATCGGTAGAATCTAATGTTCTTTTTGACAGCCTAGTTGCAATTTCGAATCGTGAAGCTCCAGGAGCTTGATAATTAAAAGCGCCTTGAGCAGGATCTAGTAAAGAAGTATCGTCAACTTCATCTACAATATTTTCTTCAAATTCAATACCAATTTTGTATGAAGGTTGGGTGTTTATTAATGTTGCATTGTATCCTATACGATAGAACAATTCTAATACCAAAAATTGCGGAACAACTTTTACAAAATTACCTTTAAAGTAATAAACACCTTCTTGAATACTGGCAACGTAAGATCGTCCTACGGCTAAAGTATCTTTTGCTTGAGCAAATATATTTTGACCAAAAATTTTGATCTCATCATTTTCAGAGAATGTATCTGAACTTAAATATTTTAAAATTAAAATTGGATTTGCTGTACTATCATCAATTGCAATTACTTTAGCTCGAACATTTTTACCCGAATTGTAACTTATAATAGTTTTATCAGCAAACTGAGTAACATCAATATCTTCATTATTATATTGTGTGTTTAGTATTAAATAAAAACAACGATCATCTAAAGAAATTTTACCACCAACAATTGGACTACCACTTTTAAAAATGTGGTTACCAAATTTTTCAATTTGATTTGATAAGATTGTTTGTAGTTGAGTTAATTCACGAGCCTGAACGGAATAGCCAGGCTTGAAAAGAACTCGCATGTAATTCTTATCTTCGTCAAAATCATCATAGTATGGATCGTAATTAAAAAAAGTAGTCATTTATTCCTCTAGAAACTTAAAATGAATCGTATTCTATCTATTTGGTCTGCATCTCTTGTGATAGGTGTTTTATTTGAAACATATAAAACTTTACCTGAATATAATTCTAGTGATGGATCAGTTTTATTTATGGCTACTCTAATAGAGCCACTTGTTTGTCCTTTAATGGGTTCATTTGTGGCCAATGTACCATTTACATTATTAACATAAAGTAAATTATTGGTTTCATCAAATGAAATTACTTCTGCACTAAATGTTGATGATGCATAATCAACACCTTGATAAATTATTTCATCGTTATTATAGTTACCTACACCAGCTGAAGTTTTAATTTTTGTATATAAAGTATACAATTCATCTGATGCTAAAGTTGTTGTTCCATATTCATATGGATTTTTTAAAATTACAACTTCACGATATTCGTTTTCTGTAGGAAAAACACCAGATTCACTACCATCAAAGTCAACATTAAATATAATGGTGTTAGCATAAAGTTCTTCTACTGGATCATAACCGTGTCCGTTTTGTGGTGAAAGTATAACTTCAGCCGCAGCTGATGTTCCAATACCACCAGCAACATCTCTAAAAGTTAAATTTGCTTTGGTATAATCTAAACCTCTATTCTGAATTGTAACACCTGCAATTTTACCATTGGCCACATTGGCTTTTAAAATTGCTCCAGTACCATCACCTGTAATTGTGATTATGTCTTGCGATGATCCATCGGTATAATTGTTACCAGTATTTGTAACCCTCACTATATCTATGCTTCTATTTACAGCGGCCGCCCTAACAAATCGATTGTATAAAACAGGTAAATAATTATTTGTCAAGAACTTTTGTTTTTGTTGAGCAGTTAAAGTGTACATATATTTCCACTTATAACCATCAGCAGTTAAAAAGAAAGGCTCTTCTAAAGATGTGGAAGATAACGATAATTGCGGTTCACTTGTAGATACAACACCATTATTATTCGATAGACATTTAAAAACTTGGTCTTTAGAATTTAAAACATAAAAATTAGTGGCAGCTGGGCACGTAGTACAACCAGCAAAATTATAAATTGTACCTGTTGTCCAATTTACTCTAGGTACAACAAACGATGCATTTTCTTGCGATATTCTTTTTGCAACCATTCCACGGTCATAATAGGTATTCAAATCTCTAATTGCTTGACCTGGTGTTGGAGCAACTTCAACTCCAGTATTCCAGACAGTTTCTTTTCCCAAAGACACAAACATGTAAGATTTTCTATTTGCTGGAAGGTATGAATTTGCACTTACATCTAGTAAATCATAGATGCTTTGTGCCAATAGTGTGGAAAATTGATAAGTCAGTAAGGAAGCCATAGTTCTATTTATTCAACTTTTTGAAGGATTGTGGTGACTAAGTTTGCGGTAGTTGTAAATGATCCAGAAACCAAAATGGTATTGGCATTAACAAATGTAACGGTTCTTATATCGTCAAATACCACATTGATTGTTTGGTTATTTGCAGTAACGTTAATAGTATTTTGTGTCATCAAACTGGTGGTGTTTGTAACATAGGTTACAGTTTCAGTATTTCCACTTGAAATAAAAATGGTATCACCATCTTGTACATCATTAATGAAGGTTGTTAAGTTACCTGTAACCACATTTGATGTAGACGCCGCATTTACTGTACCATTAACTCGTTTGGATAAGGTTGTAAGAATAACCATATCACCAACATTTACGGTATTTGCAAGATTGGGTGACGCTCCTGTAGCAACCATATTGTTCGAACCACTTCGAATGTTGAAGGTATTTGCAAGTTCGGTTTTAATAATGTTGATTGTGGTTAGTGATGTATTTGCTACATCTTCAGTATGAGAATTTATTCGGTTAACAAATGTTTTGGTTCCTAATGGATGTACAATTTCGTTTAATGATTTCTTAAATTTGTTGTAATCGTTTTCTGTTTGAATTTGATATGAGAAATTGTGTATTTTGTACCATCTTGTATTT